AATGATGTTTATGGCAAAGTGTCACTGTGTGCTCGTACAGCTCCGCCCATTTATCTTCTATAAACTCGTCTCGCCAGATTACAATATACTCATCCGTATAATGCGCGGGTCTCTCTTTCTGCTTTTCTTTTAGCCATTCTCTTAGTAGAGGCGCTAGAGTGTAAAAGTGGTGAAAGTCGAGTTCTGTGTCAGCGCCACAAATGTGACATTCTGAACCTTTTTTATACTTTGATTTAGCTCGATCTCTTATATATTTTACCGGATCTCTTTTCAGCTTTTTCATTTTGAATTATAGCCCTTGTAACATAAATTGTCAAACACTATTTTTTGTAGGTCTCTTTAAAACCCACTCTGAGTTGTTTCGAATGAATATAGTGCATACCGTAAAGCATCTGCCATATGCGATGCTCGATTGTGTTTTGGTTTTTCTCTTGCAAGATTAGGGTTAGGATCCCATTGATATTGATCAAGGCAAGATAGTACTTCACCGCATCGTTGATCGACAAGCATGGAATCGTTGTCTACAATTCCTGCTACTTGTGCGATTCCATCTAATACTGATTTCTTCGCATTTACAGTACTAATATCGTAATTTTGTGCGAAGTCAAATCGAGTTTGCTGTGCTGCGGAATCTATATAAATGTAATCAATGTCCCATTTGTTAGATAGTTGTCGAATTACAGCGGCATGTTGCTCGGTGGTCTTCTCAGCATCGAGGTACTCATCTAAAACGTAATACTTTTCCTCGTCCCAATCATAAGCTATGACAACAAATGCAGTTGGGTCACGATAACCAACGTCGAGACCAGCAAATACATCCATGCGACGAGTATCAAGCTCTTCATTATTAGAGATACACTCTTCGTGATTAAAGTTCCAAATTTGGCCTTCATAAGTGTTAAAGTCCGCTTCATATTCCTGCCTAAATTCTGAATCGGACATAGACTTTTTAGCTTCTTGTATATCCATTTCAGACATTCGCGGATTATCCTTATAAGTAGCTCGTATCGAGCACCATTCAGGAAATTCATCATTAAATCCTCTGTCGAAAAACTCGGCAAACCAGTTGTTCCTGCCCCGTGGAGTTGAAATAAAGATCGCTTTAGAGTTTTCTTTATCCAAAGTAGGTCGAAGTGCTACGTTAAAGGCATCTTTACCGTCTGCCAACGCCGCCTCGTCAAATATAATTAAATCGTAGCTTCTACCTACACAAGAATCAACTTGGTTTACTGAGCCCATTCGAACCGTAGAGCCGTTTGTTAGCTCAATAACTTTATCTTTTGCATTGTCTTTTGCTACCTCTAAGTCAAAATGCTTGATTAAATTTCTTTGCAAGTCGAAAGAAATCTGAGACAGCGAGTAGTTAGGAGACATTATCAAAATGTTAGAACCGGGCACTAGTGATACCAACTGCCCTATAATGTTGGCGATGTATGTTTTGCCTTGACGCCTAGAAACTGCTGCACAGACAAAACGATACTTGGGGTTATTGATCGCATTTATAATTGCTTTTTGCGATGGAAGAGGAGTTACTCCCAGCAGATCCAAGTAATCTTCTGCGGGAAGTTTTAGAAAGCGTGTCTCAGATTGTAAATCTAGTATCTCTCCGCAAGATACATCTGCTCGACTAATTTGAACAGCCATAATTTAGTCCTGTTTTTGATCCTCAAGAACTTTTTCATTTTGTTCCATCCAATCTTCAGAGTCTGTGTCTTCATCGCCTTGTGTAGCTTGACGATAATAAATAATAATTTCTTTTTGCTGACCAATGTATCTTTTCAGCTCTTGTAAATTATATGCCATGTTTTCGTAATCTTGTGGTGTAATACCAAAGAGTACGTAAGTACCGCTTTGCATTTTTTCAAGCTTTTTTACTTGCTCTTCAAAATTCTTTTCTGTAATTACGAAAAACTCTACATCCTGTAAGTCAATCGCTTTTGGTAACGGAGGTTGATATATTTCAAGAGTTTTGTACTCCGTTACTGTTTTAATAATTGGCTCTGGAGCCGGAAGAGGTTGCGGTTGTAGCAGCGAGCATCCTCCGAGTGATAATAATAATACACTACTGAGAATCCGCATTTTCTACCTCCAGGCTTGCCTCTTCAATGGAACGAAATACTGCTTGCGTTCCTTTATTAATCCTAGGTTCAATTAACCCAGGTTTTGCTCTTGCAAGACGAGTCATATCATGACGCTTGAAGATAGATAAGTATCCATCCATTTCTTGCTGCATAGCAGTGTTCTTTTCTGTTAAGTCTCCTACTGCTTTTAGTTGAGACTGTAGGTTCTGTTCTGATCGCTCTCGTGCTACTTGTTCTCTTTCAAATGCGGTTTCAAGACGCATAGCATTTTCTTTTAAAGTTACTGCGTTTGCTTCGAGACGCGCGATTGTTGCATCTTTTTGGCTTACTACCGTTGTATGATATGCATATCCTGCTCCTGCAAGAAGAATCACAATTGGTAGCATTTTAATCATTCCAAACATTACTTTACCTTCTTGATTTGAAAATTAAAAGGCTCTTGAGTTTTTAACTCAAAAGGCTCTCCAGACGTTAGTTTTCCTTTTAAATGCTTTGCTTCACATTTATCAACCCACTTAAAATTATACTGAGTCTTTTTACTAGGGTCATACCAGATTGTTATTTCCCACTCGTTAAAAAGAAAACTAACAATCCAGCGTACCGGCCAAAAGACAATTCTCAATAAAATTCTCCCAGCGCTTTTCAATTTCTTCCCGCTCTCTGTAAGTAGCATATAGTGCTTCCTTTTGGCTATCAGGTACCGAATGGTATTCTTGCCACTCTTCCGGTGTCATAAACTTCTTTTTCGGATATGACACCCCTAGTTCAAATGTGTAATAAAGCTGGCCGGTCACAAGGTCTTCTGTTGATTCTAGGTTAGGAGACATTGCAACACAGCCACTAAGCAGTACTAAAGGTATTACTTTTTGCCAGACCATGCTTGAGCACCAAAAAATGCAGCAACAATACCGGCTACAGAGACAAAGTATACTGCCGCCATATCGCCTAGAATAGTTGCAGCTTGGTGTAACCCCATTAACTCAGTTGCCATTACTGTGGCAGGATACAGTAGCATACCTGCCAAAGCAAACCAAGTCATCTTTCGTTGAGCATCTCGCATTGCGTCTTGATCCTCGAGCTCTTTTCGCTTAAATTCAAGGTACATTCTGTGCTCTTCATTATCTACCTTACCATCGCCGTTTGAGTCTGCAGGATGATAACCAGCTTCTTTCAACTCTTCGTCCATTATTTTTTCCACTTAGCCATAGCAAGTTTCAATGCTACGTCTTGAGGAAGGTAAAACCAGTAATACTTTTTATGTCCTAGCTTTTCCATTTCCTCCCACTTGACAAACTTTTTAGTCCAGTTGTCTGCCCAGTGCTTTCCAAAACGAAGAACGGCGTGCCCTCCTCCATTTTTTGTGATAACTCTGCGAATCTGTGCCTTACCAGTAATTAAGTAAAACCAAAACTTCCACATAGATTTACCACTAATTAAGTAAAGGAGTGTGAGTGCGTAATCTTCACAGTCTCCTACATATGGATGCTCTTTCATGATTTGCCAATACTCACGTTGAGCATACTGATCAATATCATACTTGTATGCCCAGCTAGAGTTTAGTTCTTCAACTTCGCGCTCGAACATCACCATTTTACCTTATCGGCCCAATAAGCCGCACTCATTTTGCCCTTTGCAATGTTTTTACGATGACGTGCTTTGAAAGATGCACGCTTACGCTTCATTGCTTCTGACTCGCCTGCTTTTGGCTTACCCGCTGTTTTAGCGCCTTGTTGCCCAAATCGAATCGTTTTGACTTTGTCACCTACCTTTGCTACGACAATATGGGACTTCTTCGGGTGGCCCGGAGTACGTTTTGGTTTGTTAAACCCCGCTACTTTTGCTCGGGCTAAACGAGGGTCTTTTTTCTTTGTTCGTCGCTTACCTTTTCTTACCGCCACGTCTCATTCTCGCTTTCCGCTTGGTAAATGTTTTTACCATAGTCGGCTTGCCTCCTGGATTGCCTGCTGCTCTTTTACGACGAATAGCGGATTTTTTCTGAGCTTTTGTCATACGAGCTGCTTTTGCTGCAGGAACGCATTTTGGATATTTTCCTTTTTTAGAAGTCTTTCGACCGCAGGCGTGATAACCCCCGCCCTTTTTTGGACGGGAGATATCTACCCATTTTTCTTTGAACCATTTAGTAAGTCCACTTTGAGGTTTAGCCATTAGACTGTTAGTTTATGGCCCCACTTTTTCCAGGACCAATGCAGCAATGCACCTACTACCATACCAAATATAAAATCCATTTTACTTTCCCATGCGGTAATTACCGCCTCTGGCTTTATAAGTTTTTACTAGCCATCCGTTTGCGTACGCTGAAGGGTACACTTTAAATTTGCGCTTTGCTTCAGCTTTTACTCGTGCATACAACTTTTTGTTAGTAGGCACGGGGCGTTTTTTAGCGACTTTGCGCTTACTTTTTCTTTTTACCGCCACGTTTTTTCTTCATGATTGCTTTTTGCAATGCTGGAGGAAGTTTTTTCTGAGCTGCTGTCAAGCCGCCCATTGACTTCTTCTTTTTACCCCCTTTCTTCGCGGGACGTCCGCGTTTTTTACCGTAAGTACCTTTACCTGCTGGCATTAGTCTTCCTCTGCGATAGCTTCTTCGATGCTATCGTATTCCCGAACTTCGGGGAGTGGTAGGTCTTGTACATCTTCAAGCTGTGGAGGAGTCCAAAGCTTCCAACCTGTAGTATGCTGTTCTAGTTGATCTTTAGCTACTTGTTCGGAAATACAAATTATCTCACGACCCTCTTCTAAAGTAACAACCCATGTAGGTCCTCTTTTTGATATCATTATCTCATAAGTAAAGTCACAATGACGCCTGCAAGAAAAAGAATCATACTTCCTGCTCCTACAAGTAAACGACTTTCCATCTGTTTCATGGTATCTTCAATATCCACTAAACGATTAAAAGTAGTTTTCCAACGCTCTTCACATTGTGCATCGTGTTGAGCCATTTCTATTTCTATTTCACGTACTCGCGTATCCAGATTATCAACTCTTTCTGCTGCTGCAAGCATTCGCTTTGTTTGCTCATTCAGGTCCATTTAACAACTTTTCCATGAGTTTACCGTAGTTGCCTTGTCCAAAAGGAAGTGCTGCATCGTTGATCTGAACATTTGTTTGATTACGAATATTAGTACTTTCGGCTTTTAGTAAATCTGCTTGCGCTTTGATTTCATCCATACGCATTTTGTGCGCCATTTGTAATAGGTCTGCAAGATCCTTCGAAGAATACACTCCTGTTTCTTGTGCTTCGTCAAGTTTACTTGCAATCATTTCATCTAATACTGATGCAATGTTATTTTTGTTACGATACCCCATATCGAGATAAACGGTGTCAATATACTTCTTGACTTCGCGCTTGTTGAGCAGCTCAACTACTTGATTTTCAGGCACGCCCATAAAATCACACACAGCGCGAATATTACCATACTGTAAATAACAATTAGCAACCTCTAAGCCCTCTGGCGATATTGTCGTGATTTCTTTACCCATTTTGCAATTCTACTCCATACCAGTTGCAAAGTCAAGATATTTTTTTGGTACCTTAGTCCGCTAACGGGTTGTCTAAGGCTTTTTGTAATTTCTCTTCAAGATCTGTTTCGAGTTTTTCCATATCGGCTTCGATGCGATTCTCCACGTCTCGCATCGTATCTCGAACATCTTTTTCTGTTTCTCGAGTAAGGTTTGAAACTTCTCGAAGTCTTTCATCAATTTCGCTCTGGATATCTTTAACTCGTGCACTTGTACTATCATTAACACGCTCAATCCGAGTGATGTCGTCTTTGAGTCCATTTTTGATATCGCGCGTATAGTCAATAGCTTCGTCAAGTTTAATTTCTATTTGTGCATTTCGTGCTTCGATTACTCCTACATCAATATTTGCTACGATCTCTCGCATATCCATATAATCTTTGTAAAACTCAAAGCCGGCCCAGAGAGCCCCTCCTAAAGTAGAAAGGGCAGTAAAGACTACTGCAGCCTTTCCGCCCTTAAATGTCATTCCTGCAAATTCAAATTCTGCCATTTATTTATCATTTTCAAACTGCAGCGCACGTAAGTTCGCTACCTCCTGTTTGAGCCGTTGCACTTCAAGTCTTTCTCTTTCGAGTGCAAGTTGATATAATGTGTTACAATTTATTCTCTCTTTTGGTTTATCAAGTGGTATAATTATACGAGCGTACACTCCAGTAGATGTGCCACCCGTGTTGTA